AAACTGTGCTAAATACTTTAATGTGTCAAGAAGCGTTGGTGTTTGATTAGGTAAACCACGCATTGCCTCTGAACCTGCACCATCACCCATGTCAATACCAGATGTAATTGGCTCACCAGGACGCATAGATGGCGCACCTAGCGGTGTTGGCATTTCTATTTGAGGCATCTGTGGCATTGAACTACCCTGCATAGGCGCACCTGTTTGTTGCGCCATAGTTGCTTGACCTTCTCCGTATGGCAAGCCAGCAATATATCTAGCAGGTTGTGTGGCACGGCCCGATTGGCCTGCACCACCAGTTGCTGAAACATTTGCTGGATTATTCTGAGGGGCTGTTGGACGCATCCCACCACGATTTTCTGGGGCAGTTGTCATTCTTCATCCTCCTCTTCTTCAACGGTTTCATGTTTAGTGCCAAGTACTTCACTGTTATATTCTTGTGCCATCTTCATCATCCCATACGCGTTCCATGGTGTCATGGCTTCGCTAACTTCTGTGTGTAAATATCGGGTCCCTTCGTAGTCTGCCCACTCGGTTATCATTAACCAGTTAGTGCAGATGAACTCAGTCCCCTTCGTATCTTCTTCGAGAAGAATCTTTAAGGCTTCTTCTATTTTGTCTCTAAACTCTTTGCTCATTTTGCGTACTGAATCTTTGTAATAATAGGTTCACTAGTGTGAATATCCCAGTTGCAAGAAATTTCTATTGCTTTGCGGATGATAACTTCTGCTTGTTCTGGAGTTTTTGTTTTACTAATACCCATTGCTGCCATAGCACCAAGGGCAACATCGCCACCGCTACCATTAAAATAAATGCCACGACTATCACGGTCCCAAGAGTAATCCTCAAATATAGGATACAAGATTCCATGAACGCTAATAATAAAACTCGAATCTTGTGCAGCAGCATCCCCATCTTCTTTCATGTCATAACCTGCGTCAATAAATGTTTTGCGCATTGCTGGTATAAACTTTTGCGTCATAAACAAATCTAAGTCTTCTAACTTAGTTGGCTTAGGTGGCTTCCATCCAAACTGCAATAAGTTAGAGCCGCGGCTAGCGCCTGCTCCTGCAATTAAGTATCCGTTGTTTTCGGTAATCTTGTGAGTAGCAATCGTCATAGGACGACCGCTTTCATCAGATGCTCTAGAGTCGCAACCAATTACAGACCAGCCATCTCCCTGATAAGCAGCGAGTGTTGTCATTGTCCCCTACCTTTATTAGTTAGCGTCTAGTTACTGTTCTTGCCGATGCTGAGGCTTCTCCGCCTGATGTTAAACTTGCTAAAAGACTTTGCAGTTGTGGTGGTTGCTGTGTTTCTAAAGAAGCGCCTCCTGCTGGCGCGGCGGGAACAGGGGACGGTTGCTCAACCTGTGCACCAGCAGGAGGTAATTCTGGCGCAAAGACTTCTTCAACGGCATCCTCTATTGGTACGCCACGTTGACGAGCCTTAATAACTCCAGCGATTTTATTTACCACGGCTGATGGGTCCCCACCTTGCACAGCCATTTGTGGAATGGCTTGTGTGTATGCTTGTAAAGAACTAACTAGTGCTTTACGCATATTCTCAATTTCAATCTTTTCTTGTTCCTGCGTTACGTTAATACCAAATGGTAGTTCACGCATTGCTAGGTCTGTAGAAATTAATCCACCACCTAATGCTTGTAACATAAAGATAAGTCCCTGTGCTGGGTTAAGCCCAGCAAGCATGCCGTATCTAACATCGGCAGTAAAGTCACTCTTAATATCTTTGCCTGGCTTGTAGGTAAGGCTATAAGGAGAACCTGCATCTACGCCACGGATTGTCTTTTCAAAATCAAAAAACTTCTCATCTACCTCAAAACATACAGAGATAACATCTCGTAATGCAGAAGCAAAGATAGCCTGAGCAGATTTAACCTGCGTATCAAAGCCACCCATAAGTGCTTGAACACCTTGACCAGTAATAATGGAAGCATCAATGTTTCCAGTACGTCCCTCTGGGTAACGTGTTCCTGTTCGTAGTTCCTGCTGCAACAAAGCCTGCTCAGTAAATGCGCCAGGTGGAATGTTAAGGTCTACGCGTCTTACACCTGCTGGGTTTGCTGTGCGAATAATTGCATCGCCACCCAGTTCAAGTTCTGTTACATCTGTTGGTAGAACAATTGGAGCCTGTACTGACTTCTCTGCTGCTTCCATCGCAAGTAATGCGAACCTGTTACGAAGCAACTGAATACCCAATACATCATCAAACTGTCCACGCATCTCACCATCAACTGATGGACGCTTAGCAACAACAACCATCATCTTACCAAGCGGGTTAGCCGCCTTAGATAAGATTAAATTGTTTTTTGATGGAACAAACAACAGAGATTGGTCTGCATCGTAATAACGGATTATCTCTAGTTGAGCGTTAAGGTCTCCCTTGTACATTTCTGGACCAAGAAGTTCTCTTGCATACTCAGGGAACTCTGAAGCAAGTTCTCCAATGCTCAAGTAATAACGCTTAGCAAAGGCGATACAGCGTCCGTAGCGGTCAAATTCTGGGTAAGCCCCCACTGGATTTTCTACGCGAATACGCGGTAGCCCTGCTTCTTCGTCTAATTCAATGATGAAAGGGACGAAACCAAATGTGATGTACATGTCTGCGCCTGTGTACATCTGTACTTGTAAATCTGAGTTAGAAAAATAATTGTTAGCAATACGAGTGCGTGTATCTGCAAACTTACGAGCACGGTCGTTGGCTTGGTTAGCAGCAGAACAATTGACAGATGGTAGTGGAGCCATGACCTCAGAAAGGTCACGGGCCACAATGTCAATAAAGTTTGCTACTACGTTAGCATCAACACCCTGTGGAAAAAAATCTGGGTAAACACTTGCTATCTGTCCTTTGCGGACAGCAAGAACATCTTGCTGGCGTGCATCACGCTCTGCAGCGCGGTCCTTAAGGGATGCAACGCGTGCTGAAATCTGTTCTATCGAAAGCATTATTGTCCTAACGGTTGATTAAAAATTAATTAAATACTTTCTGCTGCCTTCTTAAGACGAGCCTTTTCTTCGCGCATTACGATTCCTACAGCACGACCCTTTGTGCGACCGCGGTCATTTTTAATACGATTTGCTACTATTGGAATTAACTTTTGCTTCATTGCTTGCTTTTCTTGAGGTGACAAATTAAGGTCTTTAAGTCCATTAACAACATATTTTGTTGCCGCTAGTGTAGGGTTCATGCCTGTGCTTTTCATGTATTCTGTCTTTAATACTTTTTGTGCTTTAGTTGCCATTTATTTTTTCCTTATCCGTATTGGTGATTCCACATTTCAGATGCGGCATCATCTAAGTTAATTGAGGTACGTTTGTGTTGCTGCGCTCTAGTAGCCCAACGGTTGTTGGCATACCTTGCGATATTGCTATTTTGCTGCATGAACTCACGGGCACGGATAACCGCAAACCATAAAGCCATAACAGTATCTGTCTTACCTCTGGTGTCAGGCTTCCAGGTAATTAACTGTTGGACTAACGCCTTCATACCTTCTGAGTTTTCAGTACTAGGTAATTCTATAATGTTGTTCTTTTGGAACTTGCCTTCACGAGTAGTGCCAAAGAGTGTTGACATTGATGCCACACCGAAGTTTGTGTCCCATTTGTTCTTGCCTGTAAAGTGAGAATTAAGCCGTACGCCGTGTGAAGAGAGCCATGTTCGTAGTTCTTCATCAAGGGAGTAGGCTTTTTGGTGGGCGTTGATTTCAACGCGGAACTCTTGCGGTCTGTACCGAAGTGTAAAATCTTCAATGGCTTGCCTAATCTTTTGTGGCGTAGGGTCTGGCATGTTCAAACACTCTAGAACATAAATCTTTCCATCGGTCCTGTTATAGGTGATAGCCACAAATGCAGCATTACCCGCCATAGCAGGGTCAAAGCCCACAATAGTGTAACCCTCAACCTGAGGTGGATGTCCCGTTGCACCTGGCTTTAATGGACCACGCTTACGCATGCCATTGATAGAACCTTGCACCAGTTCAGGTGGAAAGATAGAGTCTTCAGTTACATCTTCTTGTTGATAAACAAGCGCCCATGTTGCTGGGGTTACTTCGCTTCTACGCTTGAAAAGCGTTTCGCCATCCCACTTAGGGTATAACCCTTCTTCATCAGGTGGGGTATCTTCATCCCCGTCCCAGGGTGTATCACTTGCAGGCCAGAGAGTTGTCCAGTCTTCTGGCTTATCGCTATAGTCAAGAACTGCTGGCATACCCATGTATGTGAAAGGTGACTTGCCACCAGACCAATGCTTAGGGTCGCGGAGTTCTTTATAAAAATCAGATGGGGCGATACGGGTTCCTACCACCAGTAACTTACCGTTCTTGCCCAGACGGGTAATAACTTCCTTTTGCAGCCAGTTAATCTGCTTCTCATGCTCGTGAGCGTTAGAGGTAGTTATACAGTCATCTAAGATAATCAGGTCGGCACGTGCGCCGTAAATCTGACCACCCATACCCAGTGCCTGAATCGTTGGGTCTTTTTCACTTGAGTTTCTCGCATCACTCCCAAGATAGACCGTGTCAACTCGCCAAGTATCTGAGTCCTCTTTCCAGCCCCCTTCTGGTCCAAAAGTTGTTTGTAACTTTAGCCAGCGCGGGTGGGATAATCTCTGCTTGATTGCGTACACGAACTCGCGTGCTTTAACAAGGGTCTTCGAGACCACAATAATGCGGACGTTCGGATTGAGAGCGATGCGATAAGTTGCGTAGTTAACCGTAATGACGGTTGATTTGGCGTGCTCAGGGGGAACGTTTAGAAGTAGGCGGTTCCGATTGCCTGGCTCGTAAATCATATTGGGGTGCAGCCATGATGGCTCGCGTCCCTCTAATAGGTCAATCCAATCCATATGATGTGGAAAAACCCGCTGGTCCAAAAACATCTCAGAAAACTGAGGAAAGGTAATATCTTCACGGGCTACGCCCATGGCTTTTAATGAACGCTCTTTAGCGTTTTCCTTTGCCTCGACAAGGGCGGTAGCAAAGGCTGGGTCTCTTAAACACCAGATACGAACAGTGTCTGGCTTTTTGCCATTTTGTTCCATAGCCCTATGCACAGACATACCTTCAGAAACCAGCGCCAAAACTTTGGCTTTAGCCTCTGCCGCCATAGCGGTACGAGGGTTATTAGTCTTCTGAAAAGTCACGTAACTGTCCCATCTGCATATAGTACAGACCAGTTAGTAACGGATAGTAGATACAGTCTGTAACGCAAGTTCCTGAAGAACTTGCTTAGGTAGTAAAAGAAATAGTCTCTATATAGTATTAACCCGTTCAAACAGCCATTCCGAACGGTTCAAAGGCAAAAATCTTTTTACTTAATTAAAACAGTTAAGTAACAGCCTAAACAGGGCATAGGGGACTGTACGGGAAAATCTTTATGGGAGATACAGTATATCTTACAGCCGTAGTTTAATCACTCTAGGGTCAGAACCAGAGTACAGACAGACAGATACAGGTTGACCTGTACTGTACAGGCTGAGTGTAGACAGAGACTAGTCTGCGGCTCGATAGACAGGACTACCTCGCCCCTGTTTTATTAAACTGAAATCGTTACAGCCCTGGCGATGGCTGGCTATCTATCTCTCTCTCAGTCGCCTGATGATAGCATGGACAGCAAATCAGCCTATGCTCTGCCTATTCAGCAGAGCATGCAAGCAGGCTGATTTCTCTCAGCGTGGTAAACCACGCATCTGGCCTGTCTGGAGCGCCCATGAATGTGCGCCTGCTTGGGCGCAAGCGCCCTGCACAGTCCAGCCATGCCCCGCGTCTAGCCCAAGATTGGGCTATCCGATGCAAGCCCATGCTCCTAATTACGCGACTGACAGAGAGTCAGTTGGTATAAGAAAGGAAAGTACAATGTCCGATGAACTGACTGTATCCAACCCATGTTACCAGTGCATGATTCAAATGGAACTATGTGTGGACTGCCAAGACCTGCGAGACTCACGGGCGACCAACATCGCCCATGACATGGTAGACGAAGGAAACCTTATCTACCCTGCGCAGTGGCACAGCATAACCGAACCAAGTGGTCATGACTGGGTATCGCCCACCACTTTGGGCACATGGTATGACCCAAAGGCTGAGCGTGAAGAGTTTGTTGAGCCTATCACCAACCTGTCCGACAGGTTTTTCGAACTGGTCGTGGACTTAGGTCCACATGAGATG